TTGTATGAAATAGCGGACATTATATGTTACCAAAAGGATTAGTTTCTGAAAAATCAATAATTGAATTTGCATTGGTTGCAATTAAATTATTATCATATTCTTCACTATAAGTATTATCTTCTAAAGGATTAAACGTTGCAAGTGTATAACGAGCATTACTACTTGCACCAATAATAGGTCTACCAACAACAAACTCTCCAGCAATATTAGTTACTGTTAATGTGTTAGAAGTTGGAATCCAACTCTGTACTATAGCAACTGCTGTAGCCGTATTTCGTGTATTATTAATTGATTGATATACTGTTTCTTTTATTGTATATCGACCTGTGCCAGTACTAGTATGTAATGATTGTGTATAGGCATTATTTGTAACCACCAAATCAATATCAGCAACACCAGTATCAATAATTTCTTGTGAGTATTTAAATTTCTCTAAGTACAGTTCATAAAAGTAAGGTTGTTTTCTACCTAAAGTATGAAAGTCTTTTGATTGTTCAGTAAATTTAATTTCAAACAATTCACCTGTACCATTTAGAAAAGGCACATAAACTAAATCGCCTTCTCGTGGTCGTGTAAATGTATTTTGTGGAACTCTTTGTTGAAATGATCTGCGAGATACCAATACATTTACATCGTCTTTAATCTCCAAACCAAATTTAGAGAATATATCTTTTTGTCCAATGTAATCAGTTGGATCAGAAGAAAGATACATTTCCAATGGAAAAGCAGAACTAAATTTTTTAACTGGATCTTCACCATAAAGTAAATCACGAGCTGCATCATTATCATTTGGTAAATAATATGCGTCAAAGCCCATCATTTTAATGGACTCTACAATTAAATCTTCAATTACATTTTGTTCTTGTCTAGAATTGTAATTGTTAAAATAAGCTGACGTTGGCATTAGTTCATGTACCAATCCACAGGTAAGGAATACTTATCTTGCATTTCGGTTTCAAGGTCTTTTATTTCATTAACAGCTTCATCAAATATTTCTTTACCATTTAATGTTACACCGCCCGGCAATTGAACACCAGAAAACTTCTTTAAATTATTTCCCCATGTTCTTTTAATAAGTGCAGTGGCATATTCTTTAACCCATCGGTCATTCCACACACGATTGTAAACATCAGGATTAATATTAGCCCAACATTCAACAACAACAATTGATCCTACTGGTGCAGCTGCTCGGCCCCATGCATGGTCAATAAAAAGTTTTCGCATGTGTCTTTGAAAACGAATTGGTACTTCTCCAGAAAACATAATTTCTAAAGAACGTAAATGTTGATGTGTTAAGGTATAATTGATATATGATGCAGAAGTGAAATCATACAATTCATTTAAACGTAATTGATATCTCAAATCAAACATATTGATTGTTGCCTGAGAATCAGTAATTGGAAATATACGGGTTACACCAACAATTTCAAGTGCATTGTTGGCATCATCTCTTATATTTGAAAAATCCAGATATTTGTTATTAATATCTGTTTGAGTTATAGATTTGACGTAGTATACTTTTTGTAAACCATCAAAATGGTAATCTTGCCAATATTGTAAAGCATCATCAATACGATCTTCTACTTGATCTTCATCTACGTTGATTTCAATAACAGGAAAACCTAATCTCCTCAAACAATATTCTTTTAATGTTTGTCTGTTTGTTACGGCCGGCATATTAATCTCCTATATTGAGGTATTTATACCATGTGTTTTTAGTTGATTGTGAAAGTTCCGTTGGCAGTAAATGTATGTAATGTATAGATTCCATTGGTACTTACAGTTCCTCCTGAAGCACTTAATGTTCCTGTGGCATAACGGATAACCACAACACCTGCGGCACCATGTCTTGGAACTCCATCATCCGATATCTCTCGTTCATTTCTCCATTTAAAATGTGCACCGCCACCACCGCCAGAATTAGTCCTTGCTGGAATATAAGTGCCATTACTGGCACCACCATAGTACCCTTGTCCTCCTACACTATTTGTGCCATAAGTGTTTAATACTCTTACAGTAGGTGTATTTGCAGTAAAGACTGCATTACCACCGCCACCATAATATAAACCAGTTATAGTAGAAAGTTTTCCATTGCCACCTTGAAAAGTAGAACCCACAGCACCAGCTCCGCCACCTCCGCCTCCATATGTTGAACTTGCAAAAGTTACTGCAGACATGATTCCATTAGATCCTACTCCATCTTTTATACCATTTTGTATCGTAACACCTGTTTGGCCAAAACCAGCAGCATAAGTGTGAGTAACAGATCCTCCACCCGAAGAAGAATTATCTTGTCCATCTTGTCCAAAACGAGTGGTCTCAGCACTAGAACTAAAAGGAACTGCAGCTCCTGCTCCTCCACCACCAGCGGTTATATTATTAAATCTAGAAGGAAATCCTCTTTGTCGTAAAGCACCACCACCCGAAGTTTGCCCTCCTTGACCAACTTCTACAAAATGAGATCCTGGCAAAATGGATTGATTGATATATTCTAATACTGCGCCACCTCCTCCGCCACCAGAAGAATAAAACCAAGAATCAATAACACTAAAGTTGGCTGCATTACCACCATCACTGGTGCCTCCGCCTGATCCTCCTCCACCAACAATTAGATAATCAATTCTCGTTGCTGGCCAAAGGCCTCTTGAAACTTGGTCATAGTGTTGATCTAAAGTAAAAACTCCTGATGCAGAAGTTGCATTAGCTGTTGCAAGAACACCTATGAGTTTACCTAAATTATTTTCTATCATAATACTGTAAATGTTCCACTAGTTGTGAAAGTGTGTAAAGTGTATATGCCACTTGTTGATGTTGTACCGCCTGTTGCAGATAAAGATCCAGTTACATAACGTATTACAACAACACCCGCAGCACCAGAGTGTCCGCCTGAGCCTGCACCTCTTTTGCCGCCTCCGCCTCCGCCACGATTTGCTTCTGGTGCTGTATAAGAACCTCCATCTGAAGTATAATATCCTGCACCAAAACCTTGTTTTGTACCACCCATTTGAGTGCCTGTATATCCTGTTGCTGGCATATTTGTTAATTGTACTGTATTTCCTCCACCACCATATCCTAATCCTGTTATAACTGAAGTGGTGCCGTCACCACCAATATAATTGCCTGTTGTCGAACCTCCACCACCAGCACCACCACCCGCTCCAAGTGTAGCACCTGTGGCGGTTGATCCGTATGCTGCAGATCCTCCATTGGGTGCACGTCTAACAAATTGTTTAGCAAATCCTGAGTTTGAAGTAAAATAAAAAGAACCGCCACCTCTTGTTCCTGTAACAGGATTGTATGATCCAAGTCCCCCCTCAGCTGAACTTGGTGTTATCGACCCAACACCACCGCCTGTGGAAGTTATATCGTTAAAACTAGAATCACCACCTGGAGTACTACTATTTGATTGATATGCAACTGTGCCGCCAGTACCAACGACAACAGAAAAAGCTCCTTTTCTAAGAAGATATTGTGCAAGAAATTCTCGAACTTGGCCACCACCGCCACCACCACTAATTGCTAAAAAAGATCCACCAGCATTTTGAAGTGGACCACCTGCACCACCTCCACCGACAATAAGATAATCTATTGGACCAAATATAGGAAATGGCCAAAGGCTTTGTCTGACTTGTTGATAATGCCGAGAAAGTGTGAATACACCAGAAGCAAAAGTTGTATTGGCAGTAGCACTTAGGCCTCTAAATTTACCTAGATTGGCCATAATTATGCTATATCTTCATAACTCACTAAGAATGAGATACCATTACTTGTTCCTGAAGAAACAGTAATTGAAGCATTTTCTTCCAAATAAAATGATGTCGTTTTGTCCGATACCACTAAAGTAGATAGAGCAGGTACACTTGCAAAAAGAATTAAAGCATTGTTTGCACCAGCACCATTGGCTGCTGTGTTATAAAATACGTTTGCGGTAACTGTTGATGCACCATTTTGATTTGAACAAATTATGGAATTAATTTTGTATACTCTATTGCTACCAGAAGCGTTTGATAGTATGCTATATGTAGCCGTATTTGCTGGTCGAGAACTTACTGATTTTCCTGTGATAGAAGTTACTGATAATATATTTGGTGCTGCCATTTTAAATTAACCTCCAAAAATTATTGAAAGAGCAATTGCTTTTCCTGTTGATGCGGCCGCACTTGCTGTTGTATTTGCTGCAGTGCCTACATTAAAGGCAGATTGTGCTAAATTAGTTGCTGTGTTGATATCATTGTTTTGTGTAGCGTTAATACCATCAATTAAAGATATATTAGAACTCAACCAAGAAGTTAAATTCGATATATTGGTGTTCTGAGTTAGGTCAACACCTTGAAGTATAACTGTATTTGATGCAGCT